GTGGTAACACTGGCACCGAGATTCTCAACATTCTCGAAGCACTTTGTCAGTCTGATGATCAGTCTGCCTCTGCTTCCTATGCTGAGCCCACTCTGGAAGCTGTCGAGTTCTGAATACAGCCTACTCACACACACTCGCTAACATTCTCATGATCAACGTTGCAACCGCCTCGAAGCTCGATCTGTTGATTGCTGACACTCAAGGTAGCATTAAGTACACTGTTCTGCCTACTCGCAAAGCACGTAAATCTGAGCTCACACTGAGCAGCACCAAAGGCGTTCGGACTAACACCAATCGCCAGGGACAGAGCACACCTCAAGCATCGCTTGTGCGTTGACAGTATAGCGGAGACCCTCGGAGTTCTTGACACTCTGGGGGTCTTATGTTATACTGATTTGAGCAGTTGATTCTGCGGTCTTATGTGTAGCGCGGTAGCGCGATGATGCGGTTATAAAAACGCTAACAACCCTAACCTACAACGGACCAAAATCGAGAGCTAAATATAAGGATTCTAAAAAAATTTTTGCCGGCTGTAATAACCCTACAAGGTCGCTCAACGAAATTCGAATACATACTTTATGGAGAGTTGAGATCTGCATATGATCAAATTTCATGTCTATCAGAAGGACAATCAGGTTATCGATCATAGTCTAACGATTGAGGAACTAGAAGCAAAAGTTAGAGATAGGAAAATTAGCCTATCAGATCATCAAATTCAACTTGTTGATTTTTCTCCAAGTAAGGAAGAGTCCTCTTACTAATTGAAAAGTGTAATCGTATACATAGATTTTGATTATGTTAAGAGATTCATATGACAATAGATCTTAAGTTAAACACCTATGATCTGGACCTAATCATCGAAACAATTTCATATAGACTTGAAAACGATAATCAATTGATATTGAATTCAAGTTTAAAAGATGAATTAGAAGACTTATTAGCATTATTGGAAGATCAGTATGTATAATGTTTATCTCGGTGAACATCTAATCATTGAGAACTGTGCAAAGGAAGATTTAGATCATAAATTAGATTTTGTACGAGAATACTTTGATTGGTATCAGAATGACGATTTACGTCATGAGAAGATCAAAATCGTTCCAATAAATAATCACGCATGACCATTGCAATCTTGATGATGCTGTGGTAAAATTAACTCGTTACTATTCAATGTTATGGCTAAAGGATTTACTGTAAAAGCAAATGCACCTGCTCCAAAGAAAGTCGAAGATGATTTCGATCTAGCAGCAGCGAAAGAAATGATCAAAGGCAAGTCGATTGTCTTTTGTCTTCCTGGACGAGGTGTTTCGTATACCTATCTAAAATCATTCGTACAGATGTGTTTCGATCTCGTACAGAATGGAGCATCGATTCAAATTTCTCAAGATTACAGTTCCATGGTGAACTTTGCACGTTGTAAGGTTCTTGGTGCTAATGTTCTTCGTGGTCCTGATCAACTTCCTTGGGATGGTAAACTCAACTACGATTACCAACTGTGGATTGACTCCGATATCGTTTTCGATGTCGAACAGTTCTACCGTCTTGTCTGGATGGATAAAGAGATTGCATGTGGTTGGTATTGTACCGAAGATGGCAAAACGACTTCCGTTGCTCACTGGTTGGAAGAGGATGATTTTGCGAAGAACGGCGGAGTCATGAATCACGAGACTGTTGAATCGATTTCACGTCGTCGTAAGCCCTTTACCGTAGACTATACTGGCTTTGGTTGGGTTCTGATTAAGCACGGTGTCTTTGAGAACAAAGAGATGAAGTATCCTTGGTTCGCTCCGAAGATGCAAGTGTTTGAGTCTGGCGATGTCCAAGATATGTGTGGAGAGGATGTCTCGTTCTGTCTTGACGCAATCGCAGCGGGTTATGAGATTTGGTGTAATCCTCTGATTCGCGTGGGTCATGAGAAGACTCGTATTATCTGATTTAAAGCGCGTTTAAAAACCGGCGTAAACAACTCTGAGGTTTAATCTATGGCTGTAAAGAAAATCGGTAAATCTGGTTCTGGGTATGTGGAAAGCAAACCCAAAACAACGAGACAAGGACAAAGCAAGAATACTAACTATGCGGCTACAAGTCGTAATCCACGAGGAAAAAGATATCGAGGTCAAGGTAAATAAATAAAAATAAAATAGTAAACTAACATGGCTGATTCATCTTCAAAGACAAGTCCACTTCACGAACCAGAATCAACGGTTGAGGACAATCAAGTGTTCTCTTATGTCGTTGGTTCTCAGAGTGGACCTACTGAACCACAACCAAGTCCATATTCACCTTTAGCCGCAGGTTGAATGTACCCAACAGACGATGAAGAATGGCAAATCATTCATCCAAAAGACTGTTGGGTTTATAATAAGTTAATTCTCAGTCGGGTTTTGGGGTATACATGTGGTCCATCAGGGACTACTGTACCCAAGCCCGACTTTTATATTGTTCGCCCATCGATGAATATCATGGGTATGAGTCGTTATGCACGTATTGAATGGATAGAAAACTCAACAAATCACTTTCATCCCGCTGAATTTTGGTGCGAAGTGTTTGAGGGAGATCATGTAAGTGTTGATTTTCATAATCAAGAACTCGATTTAGTCATTTTGGGACATCGACATTCTGAAAATCCACTGTACAAGTGGGAAAAATGGGAGAAAATTGATAGGAAGATTGAATTTCCTTCAATTTTGTCCTCCTTAGAAGGTAATTATGAGTGGATTAACTGTGAAATGATCGGAAATAAACTCATCGAGGTTCATTTTCGCAGAAATCCAAACTTTAGATATGGAAATAATGTTGCAATTCCAGTCTGGGATCAAGTTGAAGGCGAAAAATATCAAGATTTAACCTTTATTGACGATGGAAATTACCTTAGGAGAGGATTTTTCATTGACAAATAGTAAATAAATATAATTTGGAGATAGAAACCTCCTTAAAAGTTCTGATTTTCGGAACTTTAGAGGAATTTATGGCTCAAAACCCTAATCCAGAAACAAATAAAGACTATATGATGAACCAGTGGGGTACAAAATACCTCATTACCGATCCAAAATCAGACCAAGTTTTACGAGAAATTCGTTTTGATCATCTAAATGACATCAAAAAACAGAATAATTTACATGAAGTTATTCGTAATGATGAAGATTATGACGATTGGGAGTATGGCACTGAACCTGTTTATGGCCAGTCGTGGACAAATCCCAAAAAACTTGTATAGATATAGTAATTAAAATTCAAAAATGGCACTAATTCCAAGAAACATATCTAGTTCTAGAGGATTCAAGGATATTAGTTTGTCTTTTCGAAGACATCCAGTGACAAATGACTTACTGGTCATTAAAAATGAGGATGCCATTAAAAGATCTGTAGTGAATTTGGTTAGAACAAACATAGGAGAAAGATTTTATAATAATCTAATTGGTACTCAAGTTGAAGATTCTCTTTTTGAAACTCAAGGTTTTGAAGTTGCATATTCTATACAAACGGAAATTGAAGTTCTTCTGTCAAACTTTGAACCAAGAATTTTAACAGATGAAGTAATAGTTACTTTTCCATTTGATTCGAATGAAATGAATGTCATGATTCGTTATTTTCTTATTGGACAATCTGCTCCAGCTCAACAAATAGATTTCATCTTACAACCAACTAGAATATAATGGCATTCAATCAGTTTACCAACTTAGACTTTGATAGTCTTAAAACTCAAATTAAAGACTATCTTAGGACAAATACTAATTTTACTGATTTTGATTTCGAGGGGTCCAACTTCACTACCCTCATAGATCTTCTTGCGTATAATAGTTACATCACCGCCTATAATACCAATATGGCGGTGAATGAATGTTTCTTGGACAGTGCAACTCTAAGAGAGAATGTAGTTTCACTGGCAAGAAACATTGGTTATGTACCAAGATCAAAAAGATCATCAAAGGCATCTATTACATTCACAGTTGATTTATCTGATAACGATACCAGAGTCATTACTCTTAAAGCTGGTCCAGTAGCGTTGGGTAATGTACAGTCTGGAACTTATATCTATTCAATTCCAGAGGATTTCATTACTACAAAAAATGATGACCTCAAAGCGGTATTTAATAATCTTACTGTATATGAAGGAATATATTTAACAAAAACTTTTACAGTAGATTACTCACTACCCAATCAAAGATATATCATTCCAAACGCTAATGTAGATACAACATCTATCCGTGTAAGTGTAAAATCTACAACAAATGAAATATATGAAAATTATAGTAATGTTCTAAGTGTAAATGCCAGTTCAAAAGTATTCTTGATTCAAGAAATTGAAGATGAAAAATATGAGATTCTATTCGGTGATAATATTCTAGGTAAGAAACCACCAGCTGGTAGCACAATCACTGTAAGTTATATTGTAACTAATGGTAAAGAAGGAAATGGGGCCGCTAACTTTACTTTTGCTGGTGTTCTAAAAGATGATAGAAGTCAAACTGTAACTGGTGGAATATCATTCGTCACTACAACACAATCAGCAACAGATGGCGATGATATTGAATCTATCGAATCCATAAAATATTTGGCACCTCGTGTTTATGCTGCACAATTTCGTGCAGTAACTTCAAATGATTATAAAGCGATTATCCCTTCAATTTATCCTAATGTACAATCCGTGACTTCTTATGGTGGAGAAGAATTAGATCCACCAGAATATGGAAAAGTTTTTATATCAATTAAACCAAGAAATGGTAAGTTTTTATCTCAGATTACCAAAACAAATATTCTAAGACAACTCAAACAATATTCGATTGCAGGTATTCAGCCAGTCTTGATTGATTTAAGTTATCTATACGTCGAAATCGACTCTACAGTGTACTATAACACCAATAGTGTTGCAGACTCCGAAGCACTAAGAACAAAGGTACTCAGGACCCTTACAACGTACTCAGAGTCTCCAGATGTTAATAGCTTTGGTGGAAGATTTAAATATAGTAAGGTAGTTGGACTTATTGATGATAGTGATAAAGGTATTACTTCAAACATTACCAAAATTAAAATTAGAAGAGATTTGATCCCAGCTTTTAATGAGTTTGCTACATATGAAATTTGCTTTGGTAACAAGTTCCACCAAAAGAGAAGTGGATATAGTATAAAATCTTCTGGATTTACTTATGCAAATGTAGAAGGTACAGTTTATATTGGAGATCAACCTATTGATAGTAAGAAGGGAAAATTGGTATTTTTTAAAGTAGAAAATAATGTACCAATTATTGTAAAAACTAATGCAGGAACAGTTGATTACGAAAAGGGTGAATTGATTCTTGATGTGGTCAAAATCACTGGAACTTCACTTGATAGTGGAGTAGTGCAGATTGAAGCAGTTCCCGATTCCAATGATATTATTGCTTTACGTGATTTGTATTTACAAGTTGACATTGCCAATAGTCGAGTAAATACCTTACAGGACGTAGTATCTTCTGGTGAAAATACGTCAGCAACACAATATGTAACCACCTCAAGTTACCTAAACGGATCATATACGAGATAATAAAATGTCAGCAGAAATAAAAAGAGTTAAAGTTGGTCATTTAATTGAATCCCAGATTCCTTCATTCTTAAATGACGAGTCTCCACTATTCAAAGAATTTCTTGAGGCGTATTATGCATCTCAAGAACATCAGTCTGGTGTTCTTGATTTAGCAAATAATATAGACAAATATACTAAAGGAACAGTATTTAATAGGGAAACTTTAATTCCATATGCTATTTTATTAAATGGTATCGATTCGAGTGATTCCACTATTGTTGTAAACTCTACAACTGGTTGGCCAGATCAATATGGATTATTGAAAATTGGAAATGAAATTATTACATATACCAGAAAGACGGCTAATACTTTTGAGGATTGTTTTAGAGGTTTTAGTGGAATTGATCAAATATCCAAGGATACTGATGTTGAATTTTTAAATTTTTCAGTAACAGAATCCGATGATCACGAAGTTGGATCTGTAGTTTATAATTTAAGTAATTTATTCCTTCAGGAAATATTTGTCAAATTTAAAAGTCAATTCTTACCTGGATTTGAAAATAGAACTTTTATTGAAGGTATCAATCTATCTACTATTCTTTCAAGATCCAAAGATTTTTATAGCGCAAAGGGAACAGATACTTCGTATAAGTTGTTGTTTAAAATCCTTTTTGGTGAAGAGATTGATATCATCAAACCACAAGACTATACATTATCCCCTTCAGATAATAATTATTTTATTACCAAAAATGTTCTTGTAGAAAAGATTTTTGGTCAAGGAGATCCAATTTTATCAAAAGGCAATTTCCTATATCAAAGTATATCTGGTATTGGAACAGTTAGTGCTTCGATTTATAATGTAGAGTATAGACCTATTAATAATAAAGATTTTTATGAAATTTCTTTGGACTCATCTTCTTTTGATGGCCAATTTTTAGTTCCTGGAAAAACTAAAATTATAGAATTAACACCAAAAGATTCGACATCTATTCTGGTAGATTCTACACTGGGGTTTGCAAAATCTGGAAATCTTTTAATCAAACCAACTCCAACATCAGAGTACATTACAATATCCTATGAGGATAAAACCATTAATCAATTTTTGGGTGTTACTGGTGTTACTACAGAGTTTGTTTTTGGTGCTGATATAACAGAGGATAGATTAGCTTATGCTTATGTTGGATTGGGCCAAACTTCAAAGGTTGATCTGCGACTTGTAAATGTTATTGATAGTGTTGAAACAACTCAAACATCTAATATGAGAGTTGGGGATACTCTAAATCTATCATCATTTGGTTTCGATTTAATTGATGATCCAAAATTTAATAGTTGGGTATACAATGTTCCAACAAAACATACAATATCTAATGTACTTCAGCAAAACCAAAATACATTTAGAATTCAAATTTATGATTCTGTAGTTTTTAGTATTAACGAAGAAATTTATATTTTAAATAGAAAAAATCAGACCGTAAGGGGACAAGTAAAGAGTATAGAATATTCCCCTGGGGATACCATAAAAATTAAATCAAATACAATCATCGTTCAAATATCTGGAACACTGCCAGAGAACCCATATCAAATTGAAAAAATAGTAGTTAAAGCAAATCATAATTCCAATTATTTTCCTAAACTTTCTGACATCTCTGTTGGTATTCAAAATACATATCTAGATTTTAATGAAAAGAACATGTATGTTGCTACTAGCGGCATACCAAATTATCCTATTTTTTCTACCGACAATAAAGTTTTCATTAAAACTGGTTCTGGACCAGATGGATATGTAACATTGATTAATTCCATAGATCCACTAAACAATACTCCATTCAGTCATAATTTTGTAACTGGAGATAAAATTTATTGGAATAATACTACAAACAGTGGATTGTCTACTGGTGTTTATTTTGTCACCTCTGTCAATAATACTGAGTTTAGACTATCTTACAGTAATACTGATGTTTTTGCTAAAAAGTATATCTCAATTAAATCGGATTTACCTGGGCAATACATTTACAAATCTGGTTACGAAAATAAAAATGCAACTCATCAAAAGTTATTAGCTAAATTTCCATATTCAAAGGAAGTAACATTATTTGACGATAAATCAAAAAGATCTACAAGTAATAAACCTGTTGGATTGGCAGCAAATGGAGTAGAACTTTATCCAGCTACAGTTTTCGAGGAAGAAATATTTTTTGGTAAGATTGAATCTATTAAAGTAACTAATCCAGGTAAAAATTATGATGTAATTAATGGTCCACCATTGGTAATCCAAGATGATTCTGGTATTGGAGCAAAAGCCTATGCTAATGTTGTTGGTTCATTTAAAGAAATTAAATTAATAACTCCAGGAATAGGATATCAAGAAAAACCAAAAATTACTGTTTCTGGTGGAAATGGAAAGGGTGCTGTACTAGAGTCCAATTTAGTAAGAGGAAGAATTGTTGTATCTTTTAAGGCTGATGGAAATTCCGTAAATGTTTCTTCTGATACTATTGATTTTCCAATCAAACACAACTTTGAATTTGGAGAAGAAATCATCTATGATTCTGGCGGAAACACTGCTATTGGTGGATTGGTTGATGACTCTAGTTATTATGCTAGACCAATAGATCCATATACTATTTCATTACATACTACACCAAAAGATGCAATTTCTGGAATCAATACAGTAAACATTGGTTCTGTTAGTTTGGGATTTCATAATTTTAAAACTCTGAACAGTAAGAATACAATTACAAAGATATACGTAAAAGATCCAGGAAATGGATATTCTAACAAACAGATTAGAGTACCAGGAAGACCAGTTAATGGAGATGTTCAAACTGGTATAAGCACTGCCGATAATTATTTCTTTGCCCCAGCTCATGGATTCAATGATGGCGAAATAGTTGTTTATGATTATATTGGAACTAGTGCAAATGGTTTATCTACAACAACAGAATATTATATTCAAAAGATTAATAATGATAAGTTTAGATTATCTAATGCTGGACTTGAAACATCTAGAACTTATGAAAATTTTGTTAATAAAAAATATGTAAGGATTTCTGGGGTTGGAAATGGAACTCATATTATTAAATATCCTTCAATTAAAATTAATGTAGAAACTCTTGCAGGAATTTCATCTACTGGAATTGTACAACCAGAGATTGAACCAATCGTATTGGGGTCAATAGAAAGTGTCTATCTTGAAGATAGTGGAATCGGATATGGATGTACTAACATTATTAATTTCCATAGAAGACCAAATGTTGGAATATCTACGGTTACATCAAAGGCTCTCATAAAACCAATTATTGTTAACGGTAGTATTTTAGATGTCCAGATTCTTTCTCGTGGATCTGGATATAGAAAAGATTCTGAAATTTTGGTTTTTGACAATACAGAAAGTGGATCTTTTGCTCAATTAATTCCAGTTATTGAAGATGGAAAATTACAATCAGTTCGCATAATTGATGGGGGCGTAAATTATAACCCAGATACAACTGGCATAGAATTACGAAATAGGGGAACAGATGCAAAATTCATTGCAGATGTTACTAGATGGACTATTAACCAACAAGTCAAAAGTGCTAATTTAATTAATAGAGAAGATGCTTTATTGACCAAACCAAATGATAGGGGACTTCAATTTATATCATTATATTTTCCAAATAAATTGAGATTCCAACTAAGTGACAATATTGATTCTGGTAATATTGAATTAACAAATAGTTCAAATCACTCTCCAGTTCTTGGATGGGCATATGATGGCAATCCAATTTATGGTCCATATGGATTTTCTGGATCTACTGATGGATCCGTAAGAAGAATAACCAGTAGTTATGAATTAGACATAACTTCAAAACCTGGAATAAGACCTCCAGGGTTTGCTCCTGGATATTTTGTTGATGATTTCTACTATAATGCGTCTGGGGATCTTGATGAATATAATGGAAGATATTGTATTACTCCAGAGTTTCCTGATGGAATATATGCTTACTTCTATACAGTAGATATTGATTCTAGTGGAGTCTCTGTTCCAAAATATCCATATGTAATTGGTAGATATTTTAAAGATCAACCTTTAATTGAAAATTTTGATTCAAATTTCAACCAAGATTTGGATCTAACTAACTTTAATTTAATTAGAAATGTAGGTCCCTATTATTTGAATAGTTCTGCTAGTAGTTATGATGTTATTGATAAGGTTACAGAAGCTTCTAAACAAGAATTTAAAGTTACCAAAATAAAAACATCTGGTATTGGTTCAGTTACTGTATTTTCTCCTGGTACTGGATACCGTGTTGGTGATTTACTTAGATTAGATAATACTGGAACTGATGGTACGGGCACAAACATTGTAGTTTCTCATGTTAAGGGAAAGGCAATTGACATCATCAATGTGGGAGTCAATACTATTAGGGATGTTAAAATCCAAGTAATTAATAACAGAATTATTGGGGTGACTACAGATCCACATGGGTTTGCAAATGAAGAAACTATAATTGTAAGTGGAGTTTCTACATCTAGATTATCTCTTATTGAAGGTCCACATAGACTCAGCGTAATTAAGAGAAATGTTGGATTGTCAACTTATCTACCAACATCAAGTTCAACTGGAATATCCACTTTCATTCCAGTAACAGATGTTAGAGGATTTTCTGTCAATGATGTTATAGGAATTGGAACCGAAGTAATGAGAATTACTTCGATTGATGAACAGTTTTCCAGATTGGGAGTTAATAGACAAGTTGGAGTAGCTTTAACTCATGATAGTGGAACTGACAATGTAGTATTGTTGCCGACAAAATTTGAGTATACAATACCAAAAGGCATTAATTACTCTACGTTTGAAAATATAGTAAGATTTTTTGATCCACACTATACACTTGGTATTGGTTCAACTGGAACAAATTATAGAATAACTCCAACTGGAATTGGAACTACAACAACACAGACAGTTGTTAATAGATTTGTACCAGAAAAATCAATTTACATAAAAAATCATCCATATTATACTGGACAAAAACTTCAGTATAATCCTGGTATTGGTGGATCTAGTATAGTGTATTCTTCTACTGGATATGGTTCAACCAGTGGAATTGGGACAGTACGACTTTCTCCTGGGTCTATTGTATATGCTGTTAATTTGGGTGTAGATTATCTTGGGATTTCTACTGTTGGATTCCCAACAGAAGGAAATGCAATTTACTTCTTTAATCAAGGTCAAGAGGTAGGATATGCACATTCCTTCACTACAACATTCCCAGAAATAACAGCAGTTGCTGAAAAATACAGTGCCTCAGTAAAAACTACAATTAATCATGGATTAACTACTGGAGATCTTGTATCTCTCACTAGTTTACCAAAACAGCTTGAAAAAGTAACTCTTAGATATGATCCAGTTATTTTAAAAATAACCACTGAAAGAGTTTCATTTTCAAGTACAACTTTTTCTCCTGATTTGACTAGTTTTAAGATTGACACTCAAAAATTTAATAGTGGGGATAAGGTTGTTTATTATGCAAACGGAAATGTAATTGGTGGATTAGTTGATAATGAAATTTATTATGTATTAAAAGAAGATCCAGACAGAATTAAACTTTGCAGATTCCTTTCTGATGTGAAAGAGTCCAAGGCAATAACTATGACTTCTGTTGCTCTTGGTACGTATCATCTTGCAAAAATAAATCCCCCAGTTACAGTAAATAGGGGTAATGTATTGGAATTTGATTTGTCGGATCAAAGTCTGACAAACATGAGATTGGATTTTTATGAAGATATTAATTTCAGAAATAATTTGAATGTGTCTGGAACTTCTGAAAATGGATTTGCTGTTTTGAGAGAAGGTATTGTTGGAACAGTAGGGGCCAGAGTGATAATTTCTACTGTTTCTGATTATCCAAAGAAATCATTCTATAACCTGACTCCTATTACTCCTACCGACGAAAGAAAAAATCAAATTAATAGTGATGATAGTATTCCAGGTAGAAATTCTATAACAATTAATGATAGTATTTTAAGTGGAGATCATGCTATTGTTGTTTCTGATTCTAAGAATTTTTCCTTCAACTTACTAACAAAACCAGCATATTATGAAAACTTTATAACAAAGGTTGGTTTGGCTACTGTTTACTATGAGACAGATTCTTTAGATGCTGTTGGTCCTGTTGCAAAAACTAAGATTAATTTCTCAGGCAAAGGATATTCAAAACTACCAAAGGTCATTGGATTTGATTCTATTGATGGTCAAGATGCCGTAATTAAAATTAATAGCGGAAAAATTGGACAAATTGACTCACTAGAAAGAATTAAAGATGGATTTGATTATCCAACAGATCCAACTCTTCTTCCATTCCTCAGTGTTCCAACAATATGTGACATAAGTGGAATATCCAGAATACAAAGAGTTGATATTGTTGATGGTGGAATTAATTATCAACAACCACCAAGACTAGTTGTTTTGGGAAATACAAACGTTAAACTGGATGCAGTTGTAAAAGGTGGATCTGTTATTGATGTTATTGTAAAACAAAATGCATATGAATTTACTGAACCACTTTCAGTAATTCCAGTAACTAATTCCAATGGATATGATATTGATGCAATTTCTCATGTTGGTAACTTAGTTACTTTAGAATTACTTTTAGATCCTCAGTTTAATAAACCAGTAACTGCTGGATATGGAACTTCTTCTATTAAATTCCCATTTTCAATTGGAGATAGGATTTACATTGAAGGGTGCAGATTAAAGCCAGATTCAATATTAAATGGAGAATTGAATTTTAATTCCGTTGATTATGGTTATAGATTTTTTGATGTAGTTGGAATTAATACAGTAAACTTTACTGTAACTTATAGTATGTCTGGAATTGCTACTGGTACTCTGGGAGCATATGATGATGACTTTACTCTTGGATATGTTGTCAATGAAAATGACATGGCTAAATTTGATATGAAGATTATTGATGATTCTTCATACATTTCGGGCGAAAAGGTTATATCCAAAAAGTTTAGTGCTACAGTTGTTGAAAACGGATATGATACTGATTTAAATCAACTTAGACTTACTAATAGTGTGGGTGAATTGAGAGTTGGGGATGTTTTATATGGAGAGAGATCACAATTACGTGGAAAAGTAGAAGCCGTCAATAAATTTAATATTAAAACAAAACTGGGAATAACAAGGGACAAACTAGGTGATATTGATAAATCCAAAGGAATACTCAATGAGTATCTACAAAGATTATCGGACAATTTCTACTATCAAAAATTCTCATATTCAATTAATAGTAATATACCATATGATACTTGGAAAGAGTCCGTTAGATCAATTATCCACCCATCTGGATTTAGAGAATTCTCGGATCTAAAGATATTTGGTGATCCACAAAAAGATGCAAAAACATATGATTATGTAAATGTTGGATTGGCCAAATCAACAAATATGAAGGTGAAACCAATTGCTCAAAATGTATCTCTAATAATCAATATTGATAATGAAGTTTACATGGGTAATAGGTCAAACTTTGCTATGGTAACTGAGGATGATCCACTACCAGATGAGTCTATCCAAAGAATCTTCTTCCCAGAAGGTAGACCACTGAAAGGATATATTCTGAATAAAACAAATAAAGTTCTGAAATTAGATGATATAAGCAATGGGTTTAATGGTAGATTTGATAGGTCTGGTAATTTAATTGGAAATACACAATTTAAATTGACAACAAAGAATGGAGTTCCCATTTTTAAAGCGACCTTTAATTCTGCATCTTCATCTATAGTAGATGTTACAAATAATATTATTAGCATACCCAATCACAATTTCCAGAGTGGTCAGGAATTGATTTATGATACTCAAGGTGGAACTGTACTTGGAATCGCAACTACTTCCCATACAACTGGAACAAAAGACATTGTTATGTCTGTTACTGGTGCTGGTGGTAGTGCGTTATTTGAAAATGGATATAATTTCTCAGTGGTTGGTCCAGTCGTTGGAATAGCGACAACAGCTAATCCAATAGTAGGAGCTAAATTATTTGGATTTGGTACAGGAATACCTGGAATATCTACATATGGAACTGGAGCAAAATTTGAAGTTCTTATAACCTATAGTCAATCGACTGGTGTTGCAATTTCTACAAGTATTTTATTGAGAGAAGGTGGATATGGATATAAAGTTGGGGAAACTGTAAGTATTGCTGGTACATATATTGGTGGATCCACTCCAACTAATAATCTATCCTTTGTTGTAACAAAAGTAGCTAGTACTAGAACTGGAATACAAACTGTATATTCTAATATTCCATCATCAAATGATGGATCTGGAACTGGAGCAACATTTAATATAGAAAGAGATGTTAATTTAGATATATCTAGAGTTACAGTCGTTACTGGTGGTTCTGGTTATGCAGGAACGAATACAATTTCTATTGCTGGTACATATATTGGTGGATCAACCCCAACTGACAATTTATACTTAACTCCAACTGAGTTGGGAAGTAATGTGATGCCTTCCACTGTATACGTTCAAAAAATAGATGACGTTAAATTTAGATTATCTGGATTATCAACATCGTTAGCTTTTGATATTGTTGGATTAGGAACTGGTACACATTTATTAAAATATTCAAATCCAACTCAAAATTCATTGATATTAGTTGATGGAATAATTCAAAGTCCAATTAGAAATAAAAAACTATCAGTTGACATTTCTGCACCAGTTGCATCTACTGACCAACAAATAACAGTTGGTGCTGGGATAAATTCTCTTGGTGCAGACGATTTGATTAAAATTGATGATGAATATTTAAAAGTTAAATTTATTGGTAAGGGTTCATTTGTAGTTAGTAGAACTGCGGAAGTTGAAACTACAGTTGATGCAAATTTTTACTATGATAGTAATAGAGTTAATTCTACAGTTACTTCTGTGGATAGTACATTAGTGACCTCCGATGATAGACCACCGTATTAACTATAAATAACAGAAAAAGTACATTCAAATAATGGCTAAACAGGGTATTAGTACGGGAACAACCCCAAATGATGGAACTGGAGATACACTTCTTGCAGCTACGTTAAAAATAAATTCAAATTTTAACGAAGTATATACTGTTTTTGGTGATGGTAGTAATCTTGTAAGTTTTGTTTCTTATGCAACTACTTCTGGATATTCTACTGCGTGTGGAGTAGCTTCTACTTCCACATATGCTCAAGTTTCTAGATTTGTTGCAACTGATATTAGTATCAATTCTACTGGGGTTTCTACGTTTAGTTATACTGATACTGGTGGTATAATTATTGAAAAAATTGGTGTTCCCGCAAATACCCCCTTTCAAGTTGGGTTTGCTGGAACAATGCTTCGAGTTGAAAAATCAAAGGTTGGTGTTGGCACTTCTGCGCCAACATCGCAATTTGAAGTCGTTTCCTTCGATCCTGAAATCCCCGTATTGCAGGTTATACCCAAAGGAAATGGACATGCAATACGAGTTTCTGGAAAACCTGTTGTAGATTCTACAAGTTTTGTAGTTACGAAAGATGGTAAGGTTGGAATAGCTTCTACATCTCCGCAATCACATTTAACAGTTTCTGGTGATGTCTCTGTTACTGGAGTATCTACATTTACTGGAATTACTCATTTAAATGGATCAATTACTGAAAAGGTAATTGGTAATTTTTCAAGTTCATTGACTGCTATTGGAGGAACATTTACTGTAGATGTATCTCAGGGGACAGTAATACTTGGTGGATTGACAACATCAGTTACAACTTGGGCTTTCACTAATGTAACAACTTTGAATAGTAAAGCAACTACTGTTACTATCATTAATGATGCTGGTACATCTGCAACATATGGAGATGCTTGTAGAGTAAATGGTTCTTTAATTTCTGGTGGAATTAGATGGGTTGGTGGAAATCCTCCCCCATCAACGAATCAGGAAGATATATTAACCTTTAGTATTATTAGAGATGGTACTGGAGAAACGAGAGTTTATTGTAATAGTTCTTTAAATATTAGTTGAGGTAACTATAGATGCCTACTAGAGTTACACCTGGAGCTGGTGCTGTTTTAAGGCCATTTTTTGATTCCAACTATGGTATTGAAAGAATAGAAATAGTTTTTGGTGGTTCTGGATATGCAAAAACCGATCCACCAAAGATAACAATACAAGGTACACAAACTCCTACGACCGAAGGTGTTTTTTATCCAGTAATTAGTGGAGTAGGTACAATAAGGGATATTGTAATTTTTAAACCAGGTGCTGGATATTTTCCCGTTTTTTCTACAACTACTGGTGGACAGGTATTTGTTGAGAGGGGAGTTTTCGGCACATCACCAGGAGTACATACTTCTGGGATAAGTAGTGTTTTTTCTGGTGATTATAATATTATAGAAGATAATATCTATTTTTCTTCGGCTCCATATGGAAAGACTGGTTTAGTTGGATTGGAAACTGGTTCTACTTTTACTGGTAGAATTTTTTCCAGAAAATTGGATCCAAATGAACCAAAAGATAAGAATTTAATTTTAGATGATATTTCCTTAGAATTTACTGGAGTTGCAGGAACGGAATTTAAGTTAACAGAAAATCTCAATAAAGTTACTTCGTTATTTAATAGCGTCAATTCTGGATCTGATATCAATAATAATCCATTCATTCTTATTAATAATGTAAGTCAAACACCTGGACTAGATTTCAATATTGTAGATGCGGACGACAATAGAATTAACTTTTTAAGTGGGGTTCCACGAGCTGGAAGAATTACTAAAGTCGGTCTTAATACTGGATCTGGATATTATTCTCTATTACCTGCGGCCGGAATTGTAGGCGTTGGAACAACTGGTACTATTACGACAGTTAAGTTGACTGGAGTGGGTCAAGGATATAGAACTCCTCCAGAATGCATTGTTAGAAGCCCTCAGGGGTCTGGCGGACTAGTTACCGCCTATTTGGGTACATTGGATCCAACAACATATAACATCTCTACGGCGGTCTATAATCGATATGTTGGCATTGTTACGTTTACCACGTCTTCATCGCATGGATACAAAGTAGGAGAAAGAGTTAGAGTTGTTGGAGTGGGATTTACTTTTCCTGCTATTTCTACAGCAAGAAACATAAACACGTTTTCATATAATCCAGTTACTGGAATAGCTTCAATATCTGTTTTTGGTGGACATTATATTGGAACAGGAACCAATTCTTCTAGACACCTTTTAGTTACTCAGGTTCAAGTTACTGATGGTATCAGTACATTTACTTTTAGAGAAGACGGATATCCAATTATCTCTATCGGATCAACCAACAATGTAGAAATTAATGTTGGAATTGGTACTACATCTTTAACGTATGTTGGTGGTGGATTAGTACAAGCGGGTATAGATACTGGCATTTTAGAAGATGCCAATCAGGTTGGATTTGATATATTGGGAGTAACCACAAATACCTTTAATGTTTTTGTTGGATTTACTACGGTTAATCTTGCGTACATTTCTGGTGGAGTGGTACAAAAAAATCAAGTTGGTATTGTTACTGGGTTATCAATTTTAAATCCAGGTCAAAATTATTACGTTAGTCATAATGTTGCATATGTTGACTATGAACCTAATAGTGGTGTTACAACTATAACTGGATATGGAAATCAAATAGGAGTAACGACAACTATTTCTAATGTTTACTATACTGCATCTACAGGTATAGCAACTATTAAAGGAACTAACAACCATGGACTGCAAGTAAATGATGTTGTTAGGTTGTCGGGTATTGGGTTTAGTACTCCTTTGGGAAATATAACATTCCCATATAACTCCAATGAATTCTATGCGGTAAAATCAATTGTAAGTACTATTGAATTTACAGTCGATATTGGCATTTCTACTGTGGGTGTTCATACTCACCAATTATTAACTGGAACTTGGACAGAATATGAAGGCCATGGGTTAAAGACTGATGACTTTGCTGTGGTTTCTGGAATTGCTATGACCACAAACTATTGGCCTACGATTTCAATATCAAATGTCACGTATGATAATGTTACTGGCATAGCAACAATTACAACTTCATCGGATCACTATTTGGAAAAACAAGATTTTGTTCTTCTAAGTGGAATTGCTATGACATGTGGATATGATAATGGTGTTGGTGTAGTAACTTTTCCTAGAAGCACTGATCCTGCATATAATGGTGTTTTTGTAACAAATGTTGGAACATCTACGGTATTTTCTGTTAATGTTGGAACTTCTACGATTACTCATTATAGCTTCACTTCTGGAGGAACGGTTCAACATGCTGTTAGATTCCCAACATCATATGCAGCAGCATATGACTTAATTTCGGAACAATATGGTGATGGATTTTATATTTTGGAGGTTTATGATGCTGCAAAATTTAGAGTCCAAAGTGGATTAGTTACATCTAGATATATCTACAATAGAGCTGGAACAATTGAAAAACCAATATCACTAGAAATATCTGCTCCAGATCAATATTTCAATTTACCATTGCAATATCCAACGGGAGTTGTTGGAATAGGAACAACTGGAATAGGTGTTAATGCAAAATCAAATTTCTCGATTAATATTAGTGGAGAAATAGGAGTATTTGATGTTATTGAAGAAGGTGTCGGATATAAAGTTGGAGATAGACTAAGAGTTTCTGGAATTGCAACTGATATTAGAGTAGGAATCCTAACTGAGTTTGAATTGACTGTTTTGGAAGTTGCAAATGATAAATTCTTTGGATTCTATCCAGGTCAATTTATATTATTTGATGATATTTCTAAGTTTTTCAATGGAGTTAGGAAGAAATTCACTTTGTCTGTGACAACTGGCGGAGTTACATCAATATTAAGTCTTAAAACTGAACCTGGATCTGATTTAGATATAACAAATAATATCTTCATTTATATTAATGATATCTTACAAACTCCTGGAGAGTCTTATATCTTTAGGGGCAGTAGAATAATCTTTAGTGAAGCACCTAAAGAAAATTCTAAGTGTTCCGTATTTTATTACAGAGGGTCCGATGCTGATGTTGAACTTATTGATCCTATTCCAACTATCAAACCAGGTGATGTAGTTCAAATTAAAGAAAATAAAATAGATCTTTTGGATCGAGATCAGTTCCCAAGAACTACCAAGAGAATTGTCGCTTCCGACGTAATGGAAACATTTACTTACGATAGCGTTGGTATTGATACAAATCAAGATAATGAGAGGCCATTAAGTTGGGAAAAACAAAAAGTTGATAAAATTTTAACTGGAGTTTATTACTCTAAAGCAAGACTTAACAACAAAGCAAAAGTTTTGCCAGCTACGTATCCAATTAAAAATATTGGACCTACTGATACCAAAATTTATGTAGCAAATGCATTTCCTGTTTTTAGTGAGGTTGATTTATTAGTTGAATCTGAGAGACATCTTAAAATTTTCGAAAATATCGATATTTCTCCAGCTTTAGTTACCTCTAGAGTATCCGCTTCTTCTAGTGTATCTTCTTTAAGTATTGCTTCTTCTGGATCTGGTTATTTTAATATTACAAATCCAATAGTTTCAATTTCTGGATCGAAAATAACAAGGAAAGACCCCATAAAGGAATGGAAATTTGATGTTATTACTTC